CCGAAGCTGGCGCCGTTCCTGAAGGCCTTGATCCCGCAATATGTCCTGGATTTCCAGGGTGGGGTCGGGGCCGTGGAGGAACGTATCAAGCTAGTTCCTGGTAATAAGCACTTTACTGTGCCAAAGAACTTCGAAATCGACCGTTGTGCCGCGTCCGAACCGCTCTGGAATTCTTATCACCAGGCGGGTATTGGGGCGTGGATCACACGGCGACTAGTGCGCTTTGGCGTCGACCTTCACAGTCAGGAACGCAACCAGTTTCTGGCCTCGATGGCTCAGTCTTGGGGTTTGGCTACGATAGATTTATCGTCGGCGTCGGATCTCATGGCTAGGGTTATGGTGAAGCTCGCGCTTTGCTACAACGGTTCTGTACAAGGTCAGAGGTGGCACCACTTGCTGGATAACGCTAGGAGCCCATTCATGAAAATGGGTGACTCCATGCTTCCGCTCGAGATGTTTTCCTCCATGGGAAATGGTTTTACTTTCCCCCTTCAAACTGCTATTTTCTTAGCGGTTATCAGGACCGTAGTGCCGAGCGAGAGATGGGACGTGTGTACCTGCTACGGTGATGATATCATCGTTCCGCAGGAATATGCGCCTCAACTCGTCGATCACCTTGAATACCTCGGTCTCAAGGTGAACAGTAAGAAGACCTGCCTGGCAGGTAGGTTCTTCGAAAGTTGTGGGACCGACTGGTTCGACGGACATAATGTCCGACCTTTCTATCTGCGCCAAGAGGCAGCTTCACCTATCCCGTACGCCCTATCAGCAGCCAACGCGCTTCGCGCTTGGTGCATAAGGGTCTACGGGTACCTTCCAGATCGCTATTACAAGCTATGGAAGTGGTGTAAGGGGCAAATACCAGTGGCCTTTCGTCACCCGGTTCCAAAAGAACTTGGTGATGTTGGGTTGCATGTCTCTCTGGCCGAGGCTCTTGCAGACGGGGTCAAACCCGCTTTTCAGGAGTACTCCTATTGGGAAGGTTACATTGTCGTGGCAGCCCGGGTTAAGACGGTTATGAAAGACCGCCGCACTCCGGGAGTATTAGTCCATGGCATTAGAGGGCTTAGTCGTAGAGGAGGTGTAGGCAACGTAGCCGATATCCCCTTGAGGAACTGGGCCCTCTCACAACGCAGTACCGCCGAGATGCCCGCTTCATTGGGGCTTGAACCCCTACGGGGCATTTTCGGTAGGACTCGCACCGAGCGGCATGTCGTCCTTTGGAAAGACGACTTTAGCTGGGCTATAGACGCCTAGTTTTATCCTTGTTGATTAAC